TGAATCATTGAAAGAAAATATTGCAGATTGGAACGAGAGTGTTATAGACAAATTTAAAGAAATAAAACCTCTTACCTTTAATTTCATATCTGATGAATCTAAAGAAACTAAAAAAGGTTACATAGCTCAAAATGAAGTGGACAAGTTTCCAGAAGCATACCCAAAAAATCCTCATGACGGAAAGTATTCTTTTAATCCAAGTGGCATGGTAACTTACTTAATGAAAGCAATCCAAGAACAACAAGCTATAATAGAAGATTTACAAACACAAATTAACGAGGTAAAAAATGGCAATTAACTATACATGGGATGTCAAAACTGTAGATGTTAAAAAAATAGATGGCAACGCTGATACTGTCTTTAATGTCCATTGGCGATTAAACGCTGAAGATGATGCTAATACTGTTAAAGATATGGAAGGTAACGATGTACCTGCTACTGCTTCAGTATATGGTACACAAACTTTAGATACTTCAGATTTATCAGACTTTACCGCTTTTGCAGATCTAACTGCAAGTGATGTACAAGGTTGGGTTGAAGCAGCTATGGGTGCAGATGAAGTCCAAACTAAAAAGGATGGTCTTGATGCTCAGATTGACGAATTGGTAAATCCTATAGTGCAAACAAAAACTATAGGTGGCTAATATGGCAATAACAAAAGAAACAGTAGTAGATAAAATTGAAGTGCTTGAAATGGGTCAAGTACAAGTTAGAACTGCTACTAAAATTATGGAAGATGGTAACGAACTTAACCGTACTTTTCATAGACATGTTTTAGAACCAAGTGTTAAAAATGGTGATACTTGGAAAGATACAGACATATCTGGCGAAGATGCAAAAGTTCAAGCGATCTGTAATGCAGCATGGACTGATGAAGTAAAAACTGCTTTTCAAGAAATGGTGGATGCACAAACTAATTTAGGTGATTAATGACAACTAAAATACCTAAGGAATTATCTAGTACTCCGGGAATAGCAGACAGTTCTACTGGCACAAGTATAACTATACAATCCGATGGTTACGCTAAATTTGAAAGGTCTGGTAATGAATATGGTATGGAATTAAAATCTGCTGGTACTCGTTCAGGAATAGTATTTAAAAAACCCGGAACAGACAGTATACAAGGCTCAGTTCTTATGTTGGCAGATGAAACTTTTAGAATTGGTACTGGAAGTTATTATCACATACAAATGTTTCAAGATGGTGGTACACAAATTGTAGATACTTTAACTATGGTTGATGGCGATATTTTAGTTCAAAATGGACACGGAATAAGTTTTGCTGCTACTTCTGACGGAGGAGTTACTACACCTTCTGAAGTATTTGATGACTATGAGGAAGGAACTTGGACACCTACTATGGTTAGTGGCGGTTCACTTGTAAATCATGCTGCTAGTTATACAAAAATTGGCAGACAGGTTACAGCTTATATGTTTTGTACTGTAAGTCCAACAAATGATTCAAATACATTTAGAATAGGCGGTTTACCTTATATTTGCACCAGCTTAACAAATTATTATGCTCCAGGTTCTCTAGGATATACGTCAGATTTTAATGGTAGTTTTTTATACAATCCACTTGTTCATTATAGTCAGTCGTATCTTTATTTTCATAAAAATAATGGGAGTGCAACCGCAGCTTATAATAGTGAAATGCAAAAATCAGGTGGACTGCCAATCATTTTACAAGTGATATATGATGTTCCATAACAACAAATTAATGAGGTAAAAAATGGCAGATAAAATTAGTTTAGACGGTAAGGATTACTACATAGACGAAATGTCTGACGAACAAAAATATTTAGTATCTTTAGTTCAAGAACAACAAATAAAAATTTCTCAAGCTAAAAAAGATATAGATGTAGCAACTGCTGCTAATCAAGTATTAGTAGAACAACTTAAAAATTCTTTAGAAGAAGAAAAGGTAGAAACTAAACAAGTAGCAGAGGGCTAAAATGTTTGGTATATCCGCATTTGCTCAATCTCCTTTTGCAGCATTAGGCGGAACTCCTATAAGAGTAGAAATATCTGGCGTAGCAGCCACTTCTGCTTTAGGCACCACGACACAAACTGGACTAGGAAATGTAACACCAACTGGCCAAGTAGGTACTTCGGCTGTAGCTGGTGTTGGTGTAAATGCTCAAGCAGTAGCAACTTTACCAAGCTTAGTATCTACCGTAGGTTCAGTAGCAGTAACCACTGACGCTGAAGCTAATGTAACGCCAACTGGACAATCAGCAACTTCTGCTTTAGCTGGCGTAGCGATCATAGCTGGTGGTGAGATAGGAGTAGCTGGATTAGCAGCAACTGGCGGAATAGGATCTCTAACTGTATCTGGTAAAGCTAATTTAACTTTATCTGGCCAATCATCTACATCTGCTCTTGGTAACTCAACAGTTGATGCCGAAGCTAATGTTTCTGTTACTGGTCAAAGCGCAACCTCTGCCGTAGCAGGAGTAGGAGTAAACGCACAAGCAGTTGCGGCTTTACCAAGTTTACTTGGGACCGTTGGCTCAGTATCTGTAACTACAGATGCAGAAGCAAACGTAACGCCAACTGGTCAATCAACCACAAGTGCTTTAGGTACGATTTCACTTGTAACTAATAATAATATTTCAGTAACTGGTTATGGCTTAACATCTAACTTAGGCAGTGTAACTACAATAGCTAAAGCTAATGTAACACCTACATCTTTTTTAATTACTAGTTTTGTAGGCAGCGTCTTAGTTTGGTCTAGAATAGACGAGAGTCAAAGTTCAAACTTTAGCGAGATTACAGATACACAAACACCGGGCTGGGTAGAAATCGATGAATCAGAAGCGGCCTCGTGGGAAGATGTGGCTTAATGCTAATAATTTAATTATAATTTAACGAGGTAAAAACATGGCAAGTACGTTTGATAATAATCTCAGACTTAGAGAAATGGGAACTGGTGATGAATCAGGTACCTGGGGTGCTCGTACTAATGAAAATCTTGAATTAATTGGAGAAGCATTTGGTTTTGGCACAGAGGCAGTTAGTGGTACGTCACACACAACAACTATAGCTAATGGAGCAACTGATCCCGGCAGGGCAATGTATCTTAAATACACTGGCTCTTTAAGTTCAGCTTGTACCATAACTCTAGCTCCAGATACAATTTCAAAATTGTGGTTTATTGAGAATGCAACCAGTGGGTCACAAAACATAATAATAAAACAAGGTTCTGGGGCCACAGTAACCATTCCAGCTAGTAGCACTAAACTAGTTTATTCGGATGGTGCTGGTAGTGGCGCGGCCATAGTTGATGCTTTAGATAAAATAGATTTAGGCACAAATGCTAAATTAAATGATTCTGGAATCGCTTCGGCAAACAGCACAACTACTTTAATTAATAAATCAATAGACTCTGATAATAACACTATTACTAACATTGCAGATGCTGATATAAAATCTACTGCCGCGATTGCTTTTAGCAAGATGGCAGATCTTACAGCATCTAGAGCTTTAGTTTCTGACAGCAATGGAGATCTTATAGTAAGCGCTGTAACTTCAACAGAGCTAGGTTATTTAGATGGTGTAACTTCTGCGATACAAACACAGTTGAATTCTAAAGGCACATCTAGTTTTAGTGGTAGTTATAATGATTTAAGTAATAAACCCACAATACCTTCAAACAACAATCAATTGAGTAATGGAGCTGGATATTTAACTTCCTCAACTCTAGACTCTGCTTTTTCAAAAGCAACTGCTGGGTATATAACTTTTGCCAACGGATTCATAATTCAATGGACCACTGTTAATACTTATTTTGGCACTACTTGGAATTATCCAATAAGTTTTCCAAATCAAGTTGCACATGTTTCTAAACACGATATTAGAACAAATTCTTCTGGTAATGGTGAAAACTATATTCATAGCATAACTACTTCAAGTTGTGTTTACGTTAGTGGTGTTAATGGACAAAAAACTTTAATGGCAATAGGTTGGTAAAATGGCTAAGTATGCTCATGTAAATGAAAACAATAAATTATTAGGTTGGTATGATGATGAAGTACATAGTTCTATACCAGAACCTAAAATTTTAGTTACCGATGAACAATGGCAAATTTCTATACAAAATAATCATGATCATTGTGATAACGATGGTGTAACTAAATACGCAAACACAGAACCTACTTCTGAACAAAAAATAGTGGAAGCGAAAATATATTTAACAGAAACAGATTGGTATGTAATAAGAGAAGCCGACTCTGGCAAAACCATGCCTAGCGATATTAAAACTAAGAGGGAAGAAGCTAGACAAACTATAAGCGACTTGGAGGAATAAGTGGAAGCTTTATTATGGATAATATTTGTATTGGTAGTTGGTAAAGCTTTATTAAAAGCTGTAGCTCCTTATGCAAATAAAACTTTGGACGACAAACTAAAAGGGTACTGGGAAGATTTAAAAAATTATTTTTAATTTAGATTGCAGTGGACGATCTAGTTAAAATAATTAATGAAGTAGGATTCCCAATAGCAGCAACTTTAGGTTTAGGTTTTTTTCTTTGGAAACTTTTAAATAAAATCATTAACGGCATGGAACAAAAAATAGATGTAGTTGATGACAAAATAAATGAAAGCATGGCAGCTATGGAAAAAAGATTAGATTCTAAATTAGATTCTCAAACGAATATATTAATTCAACTTATTGATCGAGTTAGGTCCGTAGATAATGAAATAATAAGACAAGATGTTTTGTTAAAAACCTTGTTAAATGCGCCAGAGCTAATAGAGCCTGGTAAGATTTCAAAATCTCAAAGAGATGACAAACGTAAAGATTGATATAAAATGTACTGAAATATAAAAAAACATGGCAAGAACTACAGTAACAGAACTAGATAAAAGACTTAGCTCACATGAAGCTGCTTGTGAACAAAGATGGAAAGAAAACTACAGACGTTTAGATGCTATCGAACAAGGCATTACCTCAATAAATAAAAGCATAAGAAACAGTTTAATTTTTACAATCACTGTATTTTTAAGCGTTACAGCTTTCTTCATACAACAAACTCTTTTTTAACAAGGTAGGTATTTGTTATGCCTTACACTAAGATTTTATTTAAACCGGGTATAGATAAAGAAGGGACTAGTCTTACAGCAGAGAATGGTTGGTTTGATGGCAATCTAGTTAGATTCAGAAAAGGGTTTCCAGAAAAAGTAGGTGGCTGGGTAAAAAATACCACTGGCGTATTAGAAGGTACGCCTAGGGCAATGCACGACTGGGTTAATTTAGATGGCACGGATTTGTTAGGCATAGGTACCACTTATAAGTATTACATTCAACAAGGTTCTGATTTTAATGATGTTACTCCAATAAGATTAACTACCGCAGCTGGCGACGCTACCTTCGCTGCAACTAATGGTTCATCAACCATAACAGTTACTGAAAATGGCCATGGCGCACAAATAAATGATTATGTTACTTTCAGTGGAGCTGCAGCCTTAGATGGAGGAAGTGGAAGCGGAAATATTACGGCAGCTGTTTTAAATCAAGAATATCAAATAACAGCTGTTGTTAATGTTAACAGCTATACCATAACCGCAAAAGATACTAACGGTAATACAGTCACAGCAAACGCTAATGATTCTGGTAATGGCGGTAGTAGCACAGTAGCCGCATATCAACTTAACGTAGGCTTAGATACTTATGTACCATCTACTGGTTGGGGGGCAGGCACTTGGGGAGAAGGTAGTTATGGATCAGTAACTCCTTTATCAGCAAACAATACTTTAAGATTATGGACTCACGATAATTTTGGAGAAGATTTAATTATTAATCCTAGAGCAGGTTCTATATTTAGATGGGATAACACCAACGGCTTATCTACCAGAGCGGTAGAGTTACAAAATATAGCTGGAGCTAATTTAGTGCCGACTCGTTGTTTGCAAGTGTTAACTTCTGATATTGATAGACACTTGATTGTTTTAGGTTCTGATACTTTAAATGCTAATGGCACTGCAAGAACTGGTGTGATAGACCCATTATTAATATCTTTTTCCGATCAAGAAAATTTATTGGAGTTTGAGTCCAAAGCTACTAACACAGCTGGATCTCTAAGAATATCATCTGGTTCTTTAATTGTTGGTGGTTTAAAAGCAAGACAAGAGATACTGATTTGGACAGATGTATCTATGCACTCTATGCAATTTATTGGAGCACCTTTTACATTTGGTTTAAATTTAATAAACGATAGCGTTGGGTTGATAGGACCCAAAGCAGTAGTCAATGGTGACAATGGTATCTATTGGATGGCATCTGATGGATTCTATTTTTACAATGGTTCAGTAATGAAACTACCGTGTTCTGTATTGAATCATGTTTTTGATAATTTAAATTTAAACGAAGTGTATAAAAACTTTGCTTTTACCAATAGAGAATTTAATGAAGTAGGTTGGTTCTATTGTTCTGGTTCATCTACTGAGCCAGATAGATACGTAGTTTACAATTATTTGGAACAAGTTTGGAGTATTGGTCAGTTAGAAAGATTTGCTTGGATAGATAGAGGAATATTTTCTTTTCCTCTGGCTACTGGTAAATCTGGTAGTAGCTATTATTTATACGATCATGAAAATGGTAATGATGATGACGGCTCGCCAATGGATAATGTTTTTATAGAATCTGGAGATTTTGATTTAGAAGATGGCGATAAATTTTATTCAGTTAGGGAGATAATACCAGACATAAGATTTACTGGGAGTAATGGTAATGCAGCTTTAAATGTTGTTTTAAAAACCAGAGACTTTCCAAATGATACACCAGAAACAAAAGTTACCTCATCAATCACTAACACAACAAAAAAAATAGATACTAGAGCAAGAGCTCGACAAGCGATTTATAGAATAGAGTCTGACGATGATAACGATGTTTCGGTAAGAAACGGTATGGAATTTAGATTAGGAGCAACTAGATTTAATTTTAGAGAAGACGGAAGAAGATAGTGGCAAAGTTATTAGAAACTAGATTACCAATTGCTGGCAGTGAAATAACTCCAGATGTATTTAACAGACTAGTCAGAGTACTAGAATTAAACCTACAAAAGTTTGATCCTAACGGTACGTTGCAAGTAACTACAGAGCAAAAGTTAAGTACTAAATTTAATCCGGGAGATATAATTTTTGACACCAATAAAAATACTTTAGAGTTTTTTAATGGCGAAGAGTTTGAAGTTTTATCTGCACAGCCAACTGGCTCTTTTGAAGCTACAGCTTCTTTAGGTCAAGTTTCTGTCAGCGAAGAAGGATCAATATCGATAAACGTGAGTATATAAAATGGAAGATTGGAATAGCGATACTAAATTAAGTCAAAACTTTAAGCTAAAAGAATTTGAAAAAAGTTTTGTAGCAAAGAGAAAAAATATAGATAATTGTGTTCATGATGAAGAAACTTTTAAAAACCTTGAACGACTATGTAAAAACATCGTTCAACCAATTAGGAATCATTTCAAAATTCCTTTTAGTCCTAACAGTGCTTATCGCAGTATCACTCTTAACAGATACATTGGCTCTTCTGATA